CCGATACCTGGACGATGATATGGCCGACATTTACCTCCCCACGCTGCATGACGGGCAGTTAAAGGTCTGGTCTGATTCCTGGGAAGGTCAACTGCATGCGGTCCGGTGTGGCCGCCGCTGGGGTAAGACCTTCATGCTGTCCAGCGCCGCGGTGACCTATGCCACTGCGCCGTTTAAGCGCCCGGGCATGGATATTGAACTCGGCGGCCGCGTCGGTATCTTCACAGCTGAGTATCGCCAGTATCAGGAGATTTACGACAAGCTCGAAGAAATCCTGCTGCCCCTGAAGAAAAGCTTCAGCCGCCAGGAGAAACGCCTGCTGCTAAAGAACGGTGGGAAGATCGACTTCTGGGTCACCAACGATAACAAACTGGCGGGCCGTGGACGTGAATACGAAATCATCCTGATAGACGAGGCTGCGTTTACCAAGTCGCCGGAGATGCTCAGGGAGATCTGGCCGAAGTCGATTAAGCCAACGCTGCTTACGACGAAAGGCCGGGCCTACGTTTTTTCTACGCCGGACGGTGTGGACGAAGAGAACTTTTTCTACGCCATCTGCCATGACAAGAGCCTTGGCTTCATTGAGCACCACGCGCCGACGGCCTCCAACCCGTTCGTTCCGCCGGAAGAACTGGAGAAGGAGGAAGCCAACAACGACCCGCGCGTGTTCCGCCAGGAGTTTCTGGCCGAGTTCGTCGACTGGTCTGCCGCTTCGCTGTTCGACGTTCGCAAATGGTTCGAGGGCGAGAATCAGGATCAGCCTGTCGATTACCCCGAAATGTGCCAGGCCGTCTTCGCTGTCATGGATACCGCAGTTAAAGGTGGTTCCGAGCATGACGGCACGGCGGTGGTGTATTACGCCGTCGACACCAGGCCCGGCATTCAGCGCCTCACCATTCTGGACTGGGATGTAGTACAGATTGACGGCGCGCTGCTGGAAACATGGATGCCGTCAGTATTCGACCGGCTCAACGAGCTTTCCGGCCAGTGCGTTGCTATCAACGGCAGCCTGGGCGTGTTCATCGAAGACGCCAGTATGGGCAGCATCCTCCTGCAGAAAGGCGAAAGCCTGGGGTGGCCGGTCAACAAAATTGAATCCGCCCTGACCAGCAAAGGAAAGGACGAGCGCGCCATTATGGCATCCGGTTATCACTACCGCGGCCTGGCGAAAATATCCCGATACGCCTACGAGAAGACTGCCGTCTTCAAGGGCGAAACAGCCAACCATCTGCACAAGCAGGTTTCCCGATTCCACCTTGCCGACAAGAACGCGCATAAACGCGCCGATGACCTGCTCGATGATTACACCTACGGGCTGATCATCGCCTTCGGCAGCGGCGACGCAATCTGACGAGAGAAACAATGAACGAAGACGATTTCGAAATCGGCAGCTGCTCTCACTCAGAGTTGATGGCATTGCTGGACAGTGACGACATCCAGCCCGGTTCCACGGCTGGCTATCAGACCTGCAAAACGGTTTACCTCTACCACCCACTGGGCGGCAAGATGGTGGATCGCCCGATTAAAATGGCGATGAATGAGCCGCGCACTGTGCATGTTGCCCAGTCCTATGGACTTGAGCAGCGCCTGCGTGACGCGTTCGAGCGCGAATGGAAAGCGATGGGTGCAAACCAGCACATCGCCAATGCCGCACGCATTGCCAGAATTTACGGCGTATCTGCTATTGCAATGCTGGTGGATAACCAGGAGCCGAATGAATCGCTGGACTACCGCACCCTGTATAAGCACAACGTCAGCTTTAACATTCTCGACCCTCTGAACACCGCGGGCAGCATCGTGCTGAACCAGGAACCGAACGCCCAGGACTTCCAGAAAGTTGACGGCATCCGGGTGGCGGGTAAGCCGTATCACAAATCTCGCTGTGTTGTCGTGCAGAACGAGGATCCGATTTATCTCGCGTACAACCCAGCGGCGTTCGGCTTTACCGGACGCAGCGTTTACCAGCGCGCGCTCTATCCGCTGAAATCTTTCATCCAGACCATGCGTACTGACGATATGGTTGCGGTGAAAGGCGGCCTGCTGGTGACGAAAATCAAGGGACCAAGCTCCGTCGTCAACAACATGATGCAGAAGCTCAGTGGCATTAAACGCATGATGCTGAAGCGCGGGAAGACGGGGGAGGTTCTCCAGATCGGCGAGAGCGACAATATCGAGTCAATAGACCTGAGCAACCTGGAAAAGCCTCTCGACTCTGCGCGTAAGCACATCCTTGAAAACGTGGCCGCCGCCGCTGACATGCCAGCGATAATCCTCAACTCTGAGACGTTCGCTCAGGGCTTCGGTGAAGGCACAGAAGATGCTCGCGCCGTCGCGGTGTACATCGACAATATCCGCGAGTGGCTGGATCCGCTCTATGCGTTCTTTGTTCGCGTCTGCCAGTACAGGGCGTGGAGTATTGAATTTTTTCAGTCGTTGCGCGCCGATTTTCCTGAGATGAAAAATACCTACAGCGTGTATTTCGCTAGCTGGATAAACAACTTCGAATATCGCTGGCCGTCTTCCCTGAAGGAACCGGAAAGCGAGAAGGTGAAGGTCGACGAAACGCGCTTTAAGGCGATAGTCAGCATGCTGGAAGTGGTGCTGCCGCAGCTAACAGCGGACCCGGAAAACCGGGCAACGCTTATCGAGTGGGCGTGCGAAAACGCCAATGCCAACGAGAATCTCTTCCCTCAGCGGCTTAATCTCGATTACGACTCGCTGAAAGAAAACCCACCGCCGGAGCTGCCGAAAGCTGAAGAGTCGGGCGGCGGGATGATGCTATGAACACTTTCACCCGAACAGTGAGAGACGCGGTGAAGTTCTTTCTCCGAAACGGCTACTCGTCCCGGGAAGAACTGGAACGCTGGCAGGCGATTATCCGCCAGGCCGCCGAAAGGGAAACCGCCGATGACTACATGGCGATGGTCACCCGCAACCTGACGAAAGCATACGACCTGCAGGTGGGGCGCGCTGGCGCGCTGAAGCGCCATCAGGGCATATCCCGGTTTACGCTCAACTACCTCGAGCCAAAACTGAGGACAGAGCTCGACAGGCGGATCCTCGCCAGCGCCGATCTTATCCAGCTCAACCGCAAGAAAGCTATCGACACTACCCTGTCGCGGTTTAGCGGATGGGCCAGCAGCATTCCCTCAGCCGACAGCATTGCGCTGACCGGCATTCAGGGAACGATGCGGGAGACGGCAGACCACATTCAGAAGGCCGCCGGGAGGGTGGACTATGAAGCGCGCCGGGTGATGATCGACCAGAACCATAAGCTGATAGCCAATATCGACAACGTGATCGCAACGAGCAACAACGCGATTGCAGCGATATGGCACAGCCACTGGCGCCGGGCGGGTTATGACTTCCGGGAGGACCACAAGGAACGCGATCAGCTTTATTACCTGATCCGCGGGAACTGGGCGCAAAAAAACGGATACGTAAAAGCCGGTCCTGCCGGTTATCTCGATGAAATCACGCAGCCTGGCGAAGAGGTTTTTTGTCAGTGCTATGTGACCTACATTTACAACCTCCGAAGCATTCCAGAATACATGCTGACCCGGAAGGGGCAGAAGTTCATGGAGTCGATGAAGAAAGCAGCATAGGAGCATTAGAACGTGGCTATTTTTGGCAGCGGGATAATGTTCCGTCAGGGTAAGTTCGTCTTTCTGATCCAGCGCTCGGATGATGGCACGTGGTGTCAGCCCGGCGGCAAAGTAGAGCCTGGCGAACTGGCTATAGATACCGCGCGCCGCGAGGTGCTGGAAGAGGTGGGTTATCAGTACGATGGACCGCTGACCCCGCACAGCGTTTACGGCGATTATCTGACCTTTCGTGCCGAAGTGCCGGAGAGGTTCGAGGCGAAGCTTAACGACGAGTCGCTGACCGCCGGATGGTTCCACATTGACGATCTGCCCAAGCCGCTTCATCAGCCCTTCGCTGAGATGCTGGCGCAGCAGGCGCTCAATGAAACCGAAGTGGCCACACTCATCGCTGACGGGACACTAAGCAGCCCGCAATTCTTTATTAACATGTGGATGTTCGCCATCCGGGTAACCGGAACGGGGGTTACCTGGCGCTCCGCAGATCAACAGATGGCATTCCGTAACCCGGATGACTATCTCACCCCAGAGTTTCTCCAGCGAGTTGCCGGTGTACCGCTTATCTGGCTGCACCCGGAGAAAAACAAGCTCGATAGCGATGAATTTGCGAAGCGTGTTATCGGCACCCTGACGAACAGTTGGGTTGCTGATAATGGCGAGGTCTGGGCAATTGCCCGGGTGTACGACGCTGAAGCCGCCGAAATTATGGCGACACGGCAGCTGAGCACCTCGCCAACCGTCACGTTCAGCGAAGCGCAGGACTCAATCATCAAAATCGACGGTCAGCCTCTATTGGTGGAAGGTTCCCCGGTATTGCTCGACCACGTTGCAATTTGTGAACAGGGCGTATGGGACAAGCTCCTTGCCCCTACTGGTGTTAAATCTGATTCCATTCCAAACGAGGTTGAAAAGATGGACAAAGAGGAATTGAAGGCCCTAATGCGTGAGTGCTTGGCAGACATGCAGAAAGAAAAGGCCGACTCCGAGGCTAAAGAAAAAGCTGACGCTGAAGAGCGCGAAGCTAAAGAAAAAGCTGACGCTGAGGAAAAAGAAAAAGCGGATGCAGCTGAAGCTGAAGAAAAGGCTGCCAAAGAAAAAGCAGACGCCGAAGCCAAAGAGAAGGCCGACGCGGAAGAGGCAGAACGCATGGCGAAAGAAAAGGCTGATTCTGAACTGCGTCAGCAGATCGCCGACCTGCGCTCCCGCATCCCAACTGAGTTGAGCGATGAAGAGCGTAACGAAGTCGCCGACGCACAGGTGAAGGCTGATAGCGTGTTCTCCTGCTTCGGCAAGCGCGCGCCGGTGCCACTGTCTGGTGAAAAGCCGCTGGCGTATCGCCGCCGCCTGATGATTCAGCTTCAGGAGCATTCGCCTGACTTCAAAACCGTCGACTTGTCCACCATCGCTGACTCAGCCCTGCTGAGCGTGGCCGAGAAGACGATCTATGCCGACGCGCAGAAATCGGCAAGCCTGTCTGTTGGGCCTGGCATGCTGCGTGAAATTAAACGCGCTGATGCAACTGGTCGCCAGATCAGCACCTTCGAAGGCGATCCTGCTGCCACCTGGGCTCCGTTCCAGTCCGGCAAGCGTCAGGTCATCAGTTTCAACAACCAGGCTTAACGGGAGCTCTCAAGCATGGCTAACTTATCTCTTAACCCGATGTCAACCACGAACGCGCTGGGTTCCTTCGGTGTGCAGTCCGACGGTTATATTCAGGGCGTGGCGTTGGATGACCCGGCGAACCGCTTTAATCTGGCCGCCGGCACAGTGGCGCTAACCGAAACCAAACCTCTGTGGGGTGGACTTCCTGTGGCTGAGCTCTTGCCTGGCACCAGCTCAAGCCCTCGCGGTTCGTTTATCCGCCGCGCGGTGTCTGTTGCCGAACTGGAAGGCTTTACCGTCTTCAATCAGGCGCACAATGGCCTGACCACTCCGCAGTCTCCGGTTCCACTGTACGCATCCGGCATGAGTGTTTCTTACTACCGTCTGGGCTCTAACATGCGCGTTCCGTTGAAAGCTTCTGCTCAGGTGGTCGCGCTGGGCACCTCCGGTGCATCAGTGAAAACGCCGCTGGCATGGGATTTCGTGAACAACCAGATCACCACCGCGGCGGCGGCCGGTTTCGCTGGTTCTGATATCGCGACAACCGCTGTGACCTATGCCAATGGTGTAGCTACGGCAGTAACCGCTTCAGCTCATGGCCTTACTGCTGGTCAGTACGTGAAAATCAGCGGCGTTGCCCCTGCGGCGTACAACGGCACTGTGGTTGTGCTTTCTGTCACGAACACCACCACATTCACCTACGCACCGGCATCTGCACCAGGCGGCGCTGCAACCACGCAGGGCACCATTGGCGCAGTTACGCTTTCCGACATCACGCTGCCGGTAAAAGTGCTCGCCATCGAATCAGGCAACTCCAAGACTGTCAGCTATGACAGCGAGACGGGCTTCCTGACCTGGAATAACACCGACAGCTGCGCGCTGGTCTTACTTTAATCGGGAGCTGAATTAAATGGCTGCAATTACCCCCAGCTACACCATCGTCAATCCGTCGTATATCGCGCCGGAGATGATCATTGGTTACCAGCAGGCATCAGGTGCGTTCGAAACCATCGCCAGCGGTAACCCGCAAGTCCGTCTCGGCGTAGGCGACCAGTATGTCTACATGCGCCGTCTGGATATTCGCACTCAGACCACCTCAAGCCAGTCCGGTAACGGTAACCAGCTGCCGAGCGTGGCGCTGGATGCGAAGATGATTTCCACCCCAACATACCTGTTCCGCTGTCGTGGTATCTACGATCACCATGACATGGCTGCTGCCGGGAACTGGAACTTTGCACTGCCTGAGGCTCAGCGCCTGGGCATGCGTCAGGGGATTTTCCAGCAGCTGCGCTCTGCATTGCTGTACGGCATGAACCCTGCTGGCGGCGAAGGTCTGCTGAACACCGCTGGTGCGACTACCGAGTCCCTGCCTCCGGACAGCAGCGGCAACACCACCGTATTGACCTATGATCACGGCCAGATGGCGGTATATCTGCTGGGTCATGTTCAGGCTGCACTGACCCGTACCATGCAACTGGGTCGCCAGCAGCGTGTCGTCATCCTTGGGCCGCAGCGCGTGCTCGGTGCCATGGAGATTCAGCAAATCGTTCAGCTGACTTCTTACCAACGTCCTGGCGGTGGTACTGACACCGTCGGTGGCACGGTGAAAGAAGTGCTGAAAGGCGCAAACGTCCAGGTTGACTGGGTGTATGACGATAC